CTGTTTGTGACCTCTGACAAGAAGTACGAGGAATGGCAGGGTATCTTTACTTCAGCCTCCTCTCCTTATCCTCGCTCCTTTAGGAACGGGAATAGCGGGATTGGTATGAAGAAGATATCCTTTACTCGGTCCGTATCTAGTTCTTTGTCAGTTCCCCTACCGTCTGTAAAGCCGTTAGGGCAAGTGCCATCCTGGATACGAGCTGCGAATTCGATCGCCTTGTTGAGTCAGCTCAAGAAGTAATTCTTCTTCCTGAGCTTTTTACCAACTGTCCTCCGGACCCTGCTAGAATTCTCAAGCTAGCTTGTACTTTGGAGAAACCATGTCTGCTATTGCAAACATTACCGTCTTTGACGGTGCTTCTACCCCCGTGTCTCACACGTTTACCGCAATCAGCGTTACTCGCGACAAAGGCCGTGTTACGGCCGAATGGCGTGAAAACCTGGCTTCGGTTCCGACGTATGCTTGTCCCCGGATTACCATGTCCGTGGAAAAGCTGAAATCGGGTGTGAACAAGGTGGAACAGCGAGTCGTCGTTCCCGTGATGGAATCGGTGTCCGGTCAGAATGCTGCCGGTTACACCGCCGCCCCGAAGGTCGCTTATGAGGATACGGTCGTTTCGACCGGCTTCTTCCATGAGCGCTCCAACGTGGCTGGTCGTCGTCTCACTCGGCAGTTGGCTGTCAACCTGATGGGGAATATTTCCACGTCGGTTGCTGCGGCCACTTCCGGTCCGTTGCCCGAGCTCTTCGATACCCTGGTGGCTCCTACTTAAGTAGGCCCGCTCGGGTTCGTTCTCGAACTTTGACCCTTCCCTTAACTTCCACTCTAGGAGTGAAATATGCGACACTTTTGCCGCTGGGACGAGGTCTCTTCAACGGGAGAGACTAATGACTTCCTTCTCGAGGTCGCGCGCAGGCTCTGTGCGAGGATTAACTCGCGCACAACGCGGGAATTTCTCCTTGATCGTATTGATCATGGTGATCTTCTTGCTTTGTGTAACTTTACTCCTGTTTACTCGGAGCTTTCCGTTTCCGACTGCCTCAACGTCCGACAAGTCACCGCCTTCTTTCAGAAGCGCGGAGACCTCGAACTTGGAGTAGATCGGGCGAAAGCTGCGAGAGACAGTTTTAAAGAAGCCGAGGAGCTTTGCAGAAAGTCAAACGAGATCTTTCGTCTGAGAGCAGATGGACTTTTTCAATTTCCACCTGACGTTGAGTCTGTACTTCACAGAACTTCGCGGAAAATCTCACAGATGATGGGTCCCGTCCCTGACCTTTCTGAGCTTAAACTCCGATTCGGCCCTGGCGCAACGACGCAAGTCGTAAAAAGAAAGGCTTCCGTTAAGCGTAAGCTTAGCGAGAGGCTCGCTTGTAGCGAGTCCCTAATTCCTTACTTGAGTCCCATTCTTGAAGAACTTCCCTTATGGGTCGATTTTCAAGCAACAGTTCACAATGAGGAATCGTGGGTAGTACCCGTCGACATACATCGCGGGAAGATACGACTCGTTCCGAAGAGCTGGAAAACGGATCGCACTATAGCTGTTGAGCCGATGCTAAACCAAATGGTTCAGCTTGGTATCAACGACCATCTGTGCGCCCGTTTTAAAGCTCGTGGTCTCGACCTTAGCGATCAATCCGTTAACCAACGGCTTGCCCGCGAGGGGTCGATTACTAACGCCTTAGCAACGTTAGACCTGTCATCAGCGTCTGATACCGTTTCCACGGGGCTGGTCTTAGACCTGCTTCCGTGGGAATGGTTTTGTCTCCTCGACCCCTTGCGATCGCAGGAGGTTGAGTTTGAC